CGCGAGCCGACCTTCGTCCACGTCACGCCGGTGTCGGGCCCCGCAACATAGCCGGACAGCGCCGGCATGGGCGCCGGCACGAGCGCGCCGTCCCGCCCGTAGGTGGGCGTGATGTCGATGGACTCTGCTTCGAGCGCGCGGATCTTCAGCGTGTAGGTCGTAGCGCTGCCGTCGAAGTCATACGGCGCCGCGACCGTGCCCGTGCCGCTTGCAATCGTGGCCGTGCCTTGCAGGGCGCCGGAGCCGTCATAGACAGCCATCAGGCCGCCATTGGCCGCGCCCAGCGCCGTGACGTTGACTTGCCCAACCGCAGGGTTGTAGGCTGTGTCCATTTGGCACGGCACGTAGCATTGGCGGATGAAGCGCCCGGCTACCGTGGTCGTCGCGGTGAACCGAAGTTGGAAGTCCAGGCCGCCCGCAGTCGTGTAGCCAGAAAGTGCATTGAACGCGGTTTGCACGTTGCCCGCGGTGAACGATCCCCAGCTAACCGCCGTGATGTCGTCGCCCCACTTGCACAACCGGAACTCGGCCGTTACGCCGGTGGTGATGTTGCTGTGGCTGCTGTAGACAACCGCGCTGCCCGTGATGCTCGAAACGCCCGTGATGCGCTTGGGCGACTTGAACAGCACGGCATCGCCCGTCGTCTCGACAAAAAAGTCACCCTGTGTGTTTGTATAGGCCCCGGCCGTCAGTTCGTACTGATCGAGCGCGCTCTCGATGGACACCGGTCCGAGGTAGATGCCGCCCACAAGCGATGGATATGTGTTCGGCGCCGCGTAGAAGGTGCCGGTATCGGACCAGCTGCTGATCGGGTTGCCGGTAATCGGTCCGGGCGGGAAGTCCAGAGATAGCAGCGGCTCGATGCCCATAAGCACGCCAGACATGGCGCTGCGGCAGTTGCGCACTGCGTTATTCGAGCCGTTGAAGCTACCCGCAAAAATCTGCCCCGTGCCGCGCAAGTTCGTGAACGCCATGGACGCAAGCAGGTTTCCAGTGCCGTTGAACGTCGGTATGACCAGTTGCGTCCGGGCCTGCGAATCGATGGAGCGCACCGACCCGCTCACCTTGTTGTGGATCTTGCAGTTCTTCGCGTTGGAGGCAAGATCGAACCATCCGCGGTATGGAGCAACACCGCCCGACGCAATGTCGAAGTCGTTGATGGTGATGTTTGCCGTTGGGACAGAGTTGCCCAGCGTCACCGCCGTGACATCGGCCGTCGTCAAAGCGCCATTCGACACCGAGAAGCGCATGCCCGGCATCGTGAAATCCGATGCGTTGATATCCGCGCCGCACCCGATCAATTCAAGGTTGGGGACAGTCCCAGATGCCGGGGACGATGACGACAGCGAGAACGAGCGGGCAAACGTGTTCATGCCCGTAGTCAGTCCCATGCGCCAGATACGCAGACCTGCGCAGGTTTGCAGCGTGTAGGCGCCTGAAATCTGCGTGATGGTTTGCGCCGATGTGTACGATGACGTAGAGGCGGCCGACGCCTGCACAACGCACAGCACGCTATCCAAGTACATCAGGCCAAGCTGCGCGCCGGCACGCAGACCGATCTGCGCGCCACGTCCCGGGCACCCATAGATAACGCCACGAATCAGCCGCGTTAGGCCGTTCATGGTTTGCAGGTTAAAGCCGTTGCCGTCGCTGACCTGCGAGACATAGCCTACGTCTTCGGAATCCCACTGAATGCCGCTCGCAGGCTGCGGGATCACCCATCGACCAAACCAGCAACGGCGCAGCCTGATGATGCCGTTGGAGTTGCAGGTAACGCGCCCCGCCATGGTGGACGCCACAGCAGGGAGCGCGTAGAGCACGGTGCCAGCCGCATGAGCCGTCGCCGTCGTCCCGTCGCTGCCTCTGTTGTTGACGGTTACCGTCGTGCCGCTCGGCGCCGCCGAGATGTTGAAGCACTCGACGCCAGCAACGTAGTTCACGTTTCCGGCGCCGACAACAGGCGCCCCCGTGCTGCTCACGACGTTCTGCGCACCCGTTGCCGTCGTCCACCCGCCCGCGGCCACAGCTAGTGTGAAGGCCGGCATGTGGACGTAGATGTTCGGGATTCGGAACTTGATACCGGATGCAAACAAGCTGCCGTTCGTGCCGTCGCCCGTCTTCAGCAGGCGGGTCGAATGGTCATAGAACAGCACGCGCCCAACGTCACCAGTTCCGAATGCCGATTGCGCTACGGTCGTTAGAAAGCCATTCCCAGGGCTGCCGATGACGGCCACCGGCACGGCCTTGTAGACCCCAGAGCCGGCAGAGGTTTCGGCCTCGATGAAGTACGGGAAATCAATGTCCACGCCAAGCACGTTGGACGCATCTAGTACGGTTTCCGACGCGACGCCGGTTGCCGTGTAGCAGACCAGCCATTCGCCCTCGATATCGAGAGTGGCGCCGCTGGTCATGCCAATAGTCGTGCCGCCCGCGCCGATGGCAGAACCGGGGTTCGTGAACGACAGTTTCCACAGATTGCCGGCGCTAAACGCTGTGGCCGTGTTGCGCACACGAAGCGTTGCGCGGGCACTGCTGGAGCGAATCGACCTCGGCGCGTTGATCGCAGTCGGGTCGCTGTTGACCGTCAGCGTCGCAGCGCCAGTGATAACGATGTCGTCATCCGCCGCGTGGCCCAGCGTCGCGTAATTTGCCGACGCACTTACAGTGACGGTAGCCACTTAAGCCACCGTACCGGCAGGAATCACCCCTCGCGCCTGAGCCTCAGCAATGAACCACGCATTGGCCTGGTCGTCCTGCTTCTGGAGCTTCTTCGCTGCCTCGGTGATCGAATACTTGACCACGCGCTCATTGCGCCCACCGTCAAGGCCGGCAAAGACGCACGCCACCTCGTCGCGCTCATAGTCGTAGCTCTTGCGGACAAGCTCCCACGTCTGAACGACGGGCGCGCTGGTGATCTTGGTGGTTTTGGTTTTGGGCATTACGCCCCCATCAGCGTGGCGATACGCCCCTTCGCTTCGGCGATGCGCTTCTCGAGGTCGGCGCATTCCGCGGCGAGCGCGTCGCGCCGGGCAGAGGCTTCACGCAACACGGCGTCGACCTTCTCCCGCGCCATGCGCACCGACTCGCCAAGCTCGTCCGCCGTCCTCTGCGCCGCGGCTTCGCGCTCGGCTGCCGTCGCGGCGACCTTCTCGGCGTGCACCTTGGCCGCTTCCTTGGTCCGCGCGGCCTCTTCCTTCGCCTCAGCGACCAGCGCTTTGGCTTGCGCCTTCGCGGCGGCGATCTCGGCCCGCGCGGCATCGATCTGTAGCGAGAGGGCGCTCAGCTCGCTGCGCGCTTCCGCGGCGTGCTGCTGGGCCTTGCCCGCTTCCTCCAGCGCGTCCGCAACGTCCTGCAAGGCCTTGAACCCGCGCAGGAGAACGCGGGCATCGCCCGCAGCCTTGATCAGGTCGACGGCCATCAGCGGACCTCCTTGAGCAGCATGGCGACAGACAGCGCGGTGGTCCCGCTCCCGCCCACCACCACAGGGCGGACGTGCGCGGTAGCCTCGGTGATCATCTCGATCTTCGACGCCGAGATGACCAGGTCGTTGCCTTGGGGGTCCGTCAGAACAGCCCAGTCAACGCCGTTGTTCGACCCTTCGATGCGCACGCTGGCACCCCCGAAAGCGCCGGCCACCTGCACCGACTTGTCGCTGTACTGGCTAAAGCCTACGGGCTCACCTGTGTCGCCTTGCGCCAGGGGGCTCCAGGTAGCCACGAACGCCCGCGTGTTCTGCGTGGCCGTTCGGGTGTGCGAGATTTCAGCCATGGTGTGGATTCTCCGGTGGGGATTGTGGGGCGTGCCGGCGCGCCCACGGGCACGGGCTACAGGTTGGCATAGGGGTCGTAGTTCACGGGGTCGTCCACACCGGTGAGCGCGCGCAGGACACGCGTCTTCGGCTGGTCGATCAGCGCCAGGACCACCGCCGTCGCGCGGTCCGGGCTGCGCCCGATGCGCTTGATGATGTCCTCGCGGCTCTCGACCTTGATCGTCCGCCCCGACAGCTCGAAGCGCGGCGCGCACAGCTCGGCGAGCAGCGCCTGGTCGGGCGGCAGCGCGATGCCGGTGTTCTGCGTCGGGTCCAGCGCCTCGCGCATGCGCCACCACAGTTCCGACCGTTGGTTGAAGAACGCCAGGCGCCCCGTGCGGTCAGGGCCGCGTGCGGCCTCGGACACGTTGACACCCATCACCTGGGCTTGCGCGCGTCGGATGCTATCGTAGGCCGAAGCCCCGACGCCGATCACGTCGATGTTGATCGGTGCGTCATCGCGGCGCGCGACCAGCACTTGGGCGGCGCACTTGTCTCCGTCGTCAGTGTCAGGCCCTTGAATCTCCTTGAGCCGGTCAAACCACAGGTCATGCCTCGCGGTGTCGTCCCGGTGGCGGGCAGCGATCACCGTGCTGTCCTTTCCCCCGCGGGCCACGTCGACGCCCATCTGCATCATCTCGCCCTTGGGCTTGCGGTCGACCCACCGCGCTTGAGCCGCTTCCACCCACCGCGTGGGGATGACCTGCCAAATGTCGTCATCCATGCCCGCGTCGAAGTCGCCGTAAAGCATCTGGCTCCGCAGGGGCTCGGGTAGCGCTTGAAGGGTGGCCATGTAGTTGGTGCCCACGAGGAAGGGATTGTCCGCCACGCGGGCGGGGATGAACGTGCGCGACTGTGGCAGGACCTTCTCGCCCTTGTAGGTGAACGGCTCGCCGCTTTCGAGCCACTGGTCCTTGCCGTCGAGGACCGCCACGTAGCGCAGTTCACCCGGCTGCGCGCGCCCGCCCGGGCCGTTGAACTTCTTGTCCAGCCAGGGGGCGAAGAAGGTGATGATCCACCGGCCTTCCGCGCTGGTCGGCGGGTTGAAGGTGAGCAGCGTTTGCGTGCGTTGCGTGGGGTCGACCGTGCGCACCCAGCCCATCAGGAACCGCACTTGCGACTCCAAGAAGTTGGCCGCCTCGTCGATAACGAGGAAGTCCTTCGCCCGCCCTTGGTACTTGCGTTCGTCGCCGAGATTCGGGACCGAACAGAACTCGATCAGCTTGCACTTCCCGCCGGGGTCGCGCCACATCGGTGGCTTGCCACCAAGCCCGTCGCGGTGGCCCACAATCTCCGCCACGCGGTCGATGATGGCCGTCAGCTCGGTTCCCTCACGCCGAAAGACCTGGACGACCTGGTGCTGTGTCAACGCCTTGCCGCAGGCCAGGTCCGTGTTGTGCGTCGGGATCATGGCCGCGCCGGCGAGGTACTGGCGCGACGCACTATCCACCGCGATGCAGCGCGTGGGGACAGACTCTACCGGCTCACAAGCGACAAGGTAGCGGAAGGTAGCAACGCGGCGCTGGGTCGGGCGTAGGCGGTCCTGCTTACGCGGCAAGCCGAACACCGGCATCCCCGTGACGAACTTGATTCGCCACTTTGCACCGATGATCCGCCCGTTCAACGTTGCGGTGCCAGCCTGAAGCGTCGCCTTGATGCCCAGCGATCGAACCAGTTCCAGCGTGTCGGCGACCAACCTCTCGTTCACGCCGTCGAACTCACACCCGCCGTCTGGCGCAGCGTAGCCATCTGTATCCATCAAACCCTGCAGCAACGCCAAACGGTCGGCGTGCCCGGCGCGCAGGTAGGTGGGGGGTATGTGCTTGTTCTGCAGCAGGCCCGCAGCGCGCAGCTTGGGCTGAAGCCCCAGGATGTTGTGCGCCTGCTCGGAGTGGGCATAGTGCACCACTTTGAACCCGTCGGCCCCGATGCGCGCCCATACGCCCGCGTCGATGCCTGTCAACTGCCCATTGCGCGACGTGCCGTCGCCCAACCAAGCGCCGAGAGTGTAGGGAGGGATGGGCAGGCTGCGGTTCAGCGTGGCGAGGCTGGGCGCCACAGGGATGGCGTGGTTACGCCGCCCGCTGGCCGTCAACAGTGTGGCGTACAGCTCCGACGTATCACGCACCGTGCCGGTGGGCGCCGCGGTTGTTGTGTCGCGCGCGTTCAACTTGGCAAGTGCCGCAAGGCGGGCCGGGCTGGTGCCCTCTTTCGCCCGGCTCGGCCGCCTTGCGCGTCGCGCTGCGCGCCACTCGGGCGACTTCCGCGTCAACGCTGCAAGCTCAGCCGCACTGAACGTGACCCAGCGGTGCACGTCGTCGGCCACCAGCGTGCTACCGTCGTCGAACGTAAGGCGAAAACACGGCCGGCGGCTGACCTGCGACACCGCCGTAACCGCGCACGGTTGCCCCCGGTCGTCAAACAACGTGTCGCCGGGCTGCACGTCGCCCATGCGCGTCCAACCTGTGGGCGTGGGTAGGGGGGTATCGAGCGCCAACCCCTTCCCACCTCCCGCTGCCCCGCCATACCCCACAACGTCCGCTGTGGCCTCGTAGGCCATCGTCTGGGGCCCCGCAAGGGGTAGCCAAGGGCGTTGGGTCAGATCCGCGTCCAGCAAGGCTGCGAGCTCGGCCCGCTCGTCAGACGTCAGGTAACGGGCAACGTCGTCGAGGTTCACACGATGCTGTCGTCTTCGAGCGCTTTGCGCGCCTCAGCCAGCTTCAGCAGCGCAGCAGCGCGCGCGGCGCGCTTGTCG